CAGGGCCGTCATCTAAACTGACGTACTCAATAGGATCAGTGATCTTGACAGCGTTGATAAACGTAGTCACACCCTGCCCATACTTGTTGTTATAGGGACGTTGGGACAGCCGTACAACGCCTTTAGAACCGTTGCTGAGTTGGGTCGGCCCGCTGTACTCGTTCTCTTCGCTGTCCACCAGGACAGGCTTATAGTTACTCTTCAGTTGCACATATGCCATGTCGTCCATCTTGCCAGATTCTTGCTTGACACTCAAACCCAAGTTCTTAGCAGCTTTAACCTGATCTCCTTCAAGACCAAGGGCAACAGAGTAGCGATCAAACTTATCCGTCTGATCAAAGATGAACGGGTAGAACATTGTGCCTTCAAGATAGGAATATTTATTAGCCATCAGTGTATCTCACTCCAGTTGTTGCCTACCTGTACATCACATTCCAATTTGCAACGTAGATCGTAGGCTTTGTTAACTTGCGATATAGATAGTATAACAGATTCTGTGGTAGCGTCAATATCTTTCTCGTCGCTTTCCAAAACTAATTCGTCATGGATCATAGCGACAATCTTGGATCGTATCTTACGTGTTCTGAGATGGTGATCGACGTACATAAACCACTTCTTCATTAGGACAGCTGATGATCCCTGTATCAAGGTATTTAAGCTGGCATGGCCGGAACGTACCCGCAAGACCCTGCCGTCAATAGCCTTTAGTTTGCCCTGACTCTCTCCTTTTCTAATGACAGCTTCGCTAAGTCTCTTATAAGCTGGCATATTAGCCATAAATCGTGACCGTAGTTCTGCGCCGTCTTTGGCACTGCCATTGACCACAGCGCCTATTTTAGCGTCACCTGCACCGTATAACAAAGCATAGATGAAGGTCTTGGCTTGGTCTCTCGTATCAAGTCCTGCCATTTTCTGGTTAGCTGTGTGTACGTCTCCCTCTAAGACTTCCTTGGTAAACTTGTCATCGCTCATGTAGTGGGCCAGTACCCTAAGCTCCAGCCCTGCTGCATCTGTGTCCAGCAACTTGCTACCGGGGGCAGCTTTAAACAACTCTCTGCACTCCTTGCCATACTGGACCCTAACAGCTGGGACTTGTTGCAGATTAGGATCAACGCAACTCATCCGGTTTGTAATTGCCCCCAAGGTGCGGTATCTGCAATGGACCCTGTTTTGATCTGTGCATGACTTGATCCATGACTTTACAAGAGCAGAGCGTTTCTGAAGCATAAAGTATGTAGCCAATGTCTCTGCAACCGGGATGCTACAATTGGACAGTGTTTTCTCGTCTACCTTGGGTTGACCAGTGGGAGTAAGTTCTTTGGGAACCCATCCCAGTTCAATTAGCCTAGACGCTATCTGCTGTCTAGACGATGGGTTGAAGTCTATGATTCTGTCCTTCAATCTTTTACCAGTTTTATCAGAATACCTCTCCTCGACAATTTGTGGGAATAAGTTACGACACTCTTGCTCGATCTGTTCTTGTTCCAGTACAAGGCAGTTGTACAGCTTGACAGCTTTGTCCTTGTCCAGTTTAAAACCGTTGTTACTGATCCGGTCCGCTACGATCCTCATACGATGCTCGTCTGATATGGACTTCTCTGAGAACTCCAGCATAGCATTCTGTAGGAAACGATACAGGTGCTTACAGACTGTAACATCTTGTTTGCAATACTCTAGCATCTCTGAGGTAAAAGCTGTGAAGTCGTTAAACTCTACTTTCTCGTATCCCAGACGAGTACCCCATGATTTTAAGCTGTGTCCTCCTTCCCTAGCTGGGTTCTCCATCATTGACAATAGAAGCGTGTCCCGCATCTGATCCATTGTAAGACGTATGCCCCACAACCTAGCCAATACAGGAAAGTCAAAGCTAAGGCCGTTGTGGGCGACTACCACAGCCCCTTTAAGATAATCGGCTAAGCCAGCTGGTTCCAGCCACTCTTTAAAGCATACAGATTCCTCGTAAGTAACTACGCAATAGATTAAAGAAGCATCTAAATCGTCTGTTTCTATGTCGAGGAATACTGTTCTCACCTGTCGTCTCCATCCCCCTTCAGTACGTGGCGTTTCTGCCTGTCTTCTAGTTTCTTTAGGTTAACTTCAGCTACCATTGATAAGTTAGTACCTATCATTTTAGACATTTCAGAGACAAACCACAACACATCTCCTAGTTCTTTTTGCATTTTAAGATTGGGTATGGTCCCCATGTCCCCCCTAATCCATTTAGAGACTATGCTAGACACCTCTCCTGCTTCCGCTACTAACCCAGTGGCAAGATACTCAAAGGCTTTCTCTTTAGGATACACAGCAGTTAAAGAGGCCTTGCGTTGATAGTCGTTCATGTTCATTTTATTTTCCTTCAATATTGCCCAAAGCTTTCCAAGAGATTGGGAAAAGTCTTTCACACTGTTTAGATATTAAAGACGCAACCTCACTGGTTTCCTTCTGGGCATCCTTACCCAGACGCTGCTTGCAAACCCTGGAGAAGGCATAGACAGAACCTGTCCAGTACCATTCGGTAAGCATACTTTGGGGTAAGACCATTCTTGCCATCTCAGGTGCAACGCCTTTGTATAAAAGATTATTGTAGGTCCATATGCACTTTTTAATAGCGTGGTGATAGTCGTCCACCATTGCAGAACCAGACTTAGTAACAGGATTAATATCGATTATTTCTTCAGAGCTGCCTTGTTTTTTATCCACAGGCTTTCCTCGCCATTCTTTAGGATAATAGAACTCAGGCTCTTGGTCAACATATCTCCTGCTAATTTCGTTCCATGACAAGCCTACCTGATGCTTTGCCAACTGCCTAGCGACAAAGATAGGAGCTTTGATCCTAAACTGGACGCTGGTGTGTGCAAACGGAGACCAGTGATTGTTATCGGCAAGATACTTTATAAGTTTAGTGTCGCCAGTTTTGACATACTCATGCTCTTTGTCAAAGCTCACCCTAGCGGCATTGACCACTGAAAGATCACTACCCATAGAGTCCTTTAAAGCAACCTTGATCATCCCTGTCCTCTCATGCGTTTTCTCATGCCTCTAAAACCAGATCTCTTGGGAACCTTTTTAGAGTGGTTAAAGGGTCTTGGTTTGTTACGTCTGCGTACCTTGGTGCGGGGAGTATAGGTTAAGGTATTAGGTTTAGCCATCTTAGAACTCCCCTGTTACTACATCCATTCTACCAGAACTCTTGTCGTATAGCAAGCGGTCAGCTGTGCCAACGTCACCAGTGTATCGACATTTCAGAACTCTTAGGGTGGTAGTGTTACACTCCACAGGATCGTCGCTCTGTGTGTTCCTTTCCAAGGAGATCACGCTGTCGCTGATTTGGCTTATCCCGTGACTGCCCCTGAGATGCCCTAGGTTGACCTCCATGCCTTCCTCATGCGACCTGTCAGACGACAAGCGTCTCAGGTGTGTGACTAGGTGTATGCAGCATCCTGTCTCCTCAGTGACCTGTCTTAGGAGGGTCATGGTGCGGTCAATTGCCTTACGTTCATCAACAACCTCCAAACCTGACACTAGGATACTCAGATGGTCAATAAATATCACTTGACAATCCAAGCCCTGCACCATGTACCGGACACGATCTAGCAGGTCGTCCATCTCCAGCGATCCAAAATGATCGTAGATAAATACTCGCCCAGTTCCTAAAGTATTGTCAAAGTATTCCCTGATTTGTTCTCTCGAATACTTCTCGAATACTTCATTAAGATGTAGGCGGTCATTGGCCTCAACCGCCAAGATGCCACGCCTAGTGCGATCCACTGATTCTTCAAGGGCAATAATGCCAATGCTCTGGTCTGTAGTCTTTAGATAATAATGTTGAAGCTCCCGTAGCAGAGAACTCTTGCCTACCCCTGTGCCAGCTGCCCAGGTAACGATCTCCCTAGCCCTAGTGCCAAGGGTCTTGCTTTGCAACTCTGGAAAAGGGAAAGGCATACTGCGTAGGTTCTGTTCAGACCATAGCCCGTTAAAGTCCGTAGCGGCGTTCCTGATGCCAGCTGGGGTGTAGCATTGGGTATTCTTCATACGTGCAAGGAACTCGCTCTGTAGGCCCTTGGCAGTGTACTCACAAGCGTCCTTGTGTTCTAACTCTACGATGTACGCCTTGCCGGGTCTGAGTAGCCTAGCGCATCTCTCAGCGTTCTGTCGAGCCTCTGGCTCTGAGTCAAAGCAGATGAACACCCGATTGAACTTCTCAAGCAGTTCAAGATTGCTCTTGAAGTCACGCTCTGCACTGGCTTGTCCTGATCGTATGGACATTACATGGACAATCTTGGACGAATGTCTGCCCTTGCTGTAGGTCTGGGCATCTGGAGAGACACCGTTGACCATCTGGAACGCTGCTAGTGCGTCTGCCTCGCCTTCAGTAACGATCAAGGTGTCTGAACTAACACCAACATCCTTGCCCAAGGTCTGCGATCCGAAGAGAACTGAGTTCTTGAAGTCTCCCTCTGTCTTAAACTCCTTTCCTTGCAACCTAATCTTGGCAGCGATCCGCATACCGTCGTTGTCAAAATAAGGAAAGACAACTCTAAGGTCAGAAGCGGTCACCTCGTATAGGTCTTGCACTGCCTTGGATATATTCCTAGAAGACCAAGGTGTGTCTGGTTTTGGTTGTTGTTTTATCAAAGGCTGCATATAATCCTCTCTTGTCTCGCCATAGGTATTACAACTGAAGCAATAGGTATGCCCGTCGCTATAAACAGCCACGGCATCTGATGATTCACATTTGTCACAGGGTTGGTGAGTCTTAACGGCTACAACGTCGCTCATAAGCTGTGGTCTCCCCACCAATCAGGTGTATGTGTGTAAGCCCACTTTGCAAACCCGGACTTCTCGCCCTTGTAATAACTACGGTAAGCGTGTACCGCATCGTCCTGTACCTTGTACTGATCAGGCATACACTGGGGTGGTTGGGTGTACTTGTTCCCGTAGTTGGATATGTACTTAGCCATCTTGGTCATAAGACTAGGGGGTGTCTTCAATGCCTCTCGTAGCTTGGTATCTGTTTTGTGTACCTTGTCATACCTCCTGGTATATTCGTCACATAAAAACTTGAACAGGTGATAAGTCCACTCGTACTGGAGCAGTGATCCCCTGACCCACTTGGTAGAGGGGTGGTTAAGGTGGGCAGTCTTGTACATGTCCAGCTTGTCTGCCCTTTCGTCACCGTCTAGCACACGGTGAGCAGTGCATAGCATCTGCGCTGTCTCTAGGATCATCTTGACGCAGTGCTTATCACAGTGCATTTCTGCCGTAGTAAGAGGGTCAGGATGTAAGTAGAATATATTCATCAATGACTCACCTTTTTGCTTAACATCTTATGAAGACCATCGTCGTCATCGTCTTCCAAGTCTACATCAAAATGCGGTTCTTGGTCAAGGTAAATTTTGAACTCCTCCAAGGCCATGCAGATAAAATATTCAGCTGGCTTGTTATTGATCTCAGCCATGCTCATCAAGAAAGGCGTGACCGATTTATCCAAACCAAACACATCCTCCAAGCCTTTCATAAAGACTTGAAAGGGTAGTGATGGAGCGCCGCCTATGATTTCGTTACTCATTTGAACCTCTTGAATAGAACATAAAACACAGTCAGAACAGATATGTAAACAGCAACCTGTAGTGCCTCGGAAAAATAAAAGCTGTCAAGGGGGAAGACGTCATTTCCCGACATTTGACATCTCTCCTGCCAATGCTGCGTACCCTGCTATATCGACAAAACTATCGTCCTTGGGCGTCTCGATACTGCGTGCGACTTTCACCAAGACCAGCATCATAGCAACATCGACAGGCGTTAGGTTGTCAGGCCTTGAGCGAACATATGTATTCCACAATGCCGCAATCCTAGCATGGTTAAGGTAAGCGTCTCCATATTGTTCAGCACGTTCGCCGTTGATTAGCTTGCAAGCGGCTTCCAGGATTTCGTCTCTATTCATCTCCTACGGTCTCCTCTATGTAGTATCCAACGGGGGTTAGTCCTTCATGGGAAAAGTCATTGTCCATGACCTCTTTAGCGTCATAATACGGACGCTTTTTTGTCGTTTTGACACGTTGGCGATACAATGGTGATTGTAGAGCATGTGCCTCTTTTCCTCTGCGCTTCATTTTGGTCTCCACATTGTAGGCTGTTATTAATAGTTTTCCGACAAGTCCTGCAAGCATTGAATATTGTTGTCCTCTTCAAGTTCATAGGTAAACGCTTGGCGTATAGCATTTCGACAAACAGAACAGATATCGTTCTCCAATGGCTGGTTGTCTGGCAGTTTTGCGTCACAAATAGCGCATCTCATTTTATCCTCCTCCGGTGTCGCTCTATAGAGTACTCTATAGAGCTACAGTGTAACTTTATTAATATCTCTACTGTGTACTCTATAGAGTATAATATAGTACGACACCGTCAATTGTCAAGGGGTGATAGTTAATAAATGTCTGGATTGGTCTTTTCTGTTGCTTCGATGTCGTCTGCAAGTTCGCAAATTGGCACATATGCATAATCTAGTATCTCTTCGGTGTAAATTCTAGCCGCATGTTTGTTCCTGAGGGGATACATTGCCTCAATTGTCGTTTCTAAGACTTGCCGAAGGTGTTCGGATACCGCTAATTGGTTGTCTTTTAAGCTGTGCATTGTCTAACCTCCAATTGATACAATTGAACGCATGTTATACCATGCGCTCTGTTGTGTCAATTAGTGATCCAGGAATGTTATGGGTTTCTTAGTGGTCCAGCAAAGCGAACAAGTGCCGCAACTGTCTGTCTTATCCAGTTGGACCGGACAGGTAATAGCATCCTTGGCAGTGTTGTGGACAGTATTGGCCGAAAGATTGTCGCTCGGCAATGTTGAAAACCGAATTGCGAACTTGTCGAAGCCTAGGGCGTCACGTGTGCGGCTCAGAGCGTCTCCGATTGGCTTACCCGGATGGTGTCTAGAATAGCCGTAAACGTGCAGCTTGTCACGCTTGGCGACTTGTGAATGCCAAAATGCTACATACTCGGGTGAATAAAAGTCACCCAGCACATGCAAGCGGACCAAGTAGCCTCGCTTGTGCTTGCTGTCTAATGCGTCTAGTTCTGTCTCTAAGCGAGCCTCAAGGCCCGCAGTGTCGATACGGTGTGCGAATGGCATATTGTTTCCATAGCAGTCTAGCCAATGCTCGCAAGCATCGTCACATGTCTTACGTTCCTCAAGGGTTAGGGTATAGATAGGCATCCCAGCAAGCTTGCCCTTGGTAACCTTGCGACCTAGTTTCTTGTTGGTCGATGGTTTCAAGGCCTTGTGTGCATAGGTGTCAAGGTTGTGTACATTCTTGCTGTACATGGTGCGACTATCGACTATGGCCGCATGGTTCTGTTTTAAAGTTGACATTGTCTAGTCTCCCTTTCTGGTTTCCAGTAGTTGTCTTCTAAATGTTGGTCTACCACATCCCGGCCATGCGTGTCCCACATCTTTTGCAAAAAGAAATGAGATTGCCTACCGTCAATGATAAACTGGCCCCAGCCGTTCGCAGGGCCTTCTAGGGCCTCCACGTATCGTTTACAATCGTTCTCTAATGACATGGCTAGTCCTCCAACCATTGTTTAAATGTCTTAGGGTTACTGTCTGGCGCTACACACCATACATATATTTCATATCGGTCGAATAATCTAAGCATTTCGTCTGACGATTTATGCCGTTGTAAGGCAATGAACCGCCTAATTGATGCGTCTGTTTTCATCGTTTGATAGTCCTCGATTGATACAATAGAACGCATGATATACCATGCGCTCGGTTGTATCAAGCTTTATTTGAAACGGCCACAGCTTGCGAAAATCCCCTAGGGGTACGTGAGCGAAAACTAGCACGTTCCGGACCGGGCGGCGCTTTATGGATGCGGTCGTCAGGGACAACATTAGTAGGATGATCGGGCTCGGGCATAACGAAACCGTTGCCGGTCCATAAACACGTTTTTTTCGTATAGCAGTCCTCAGCTTCTATACCGCAATACTGCCACGGGTGAAAAGAATAATCAGGTTTGCGCCAATAAGTCGAAATCGTGCTGACTGGGTTCTCGATCATATAAGGCGCATCAAAATACTTTGCCCAGAATGCAGCTTTTCCGAATAGTTCGATGCTTTGCGCTAGTGCGCCTAGGCCTTTGCCGGCAAACCAACGAGCGCCAGACACTGCCAAATGGTCGCATGGTGGGAATGCTGCAACGAATGCGACGCCTTCCTGAATGACATGACGTGGTGGGATAAAATCCATCATATCCGCTTGAACATACGTCACGCCATCGCGCTCTCCGGGTTCGGCGTCGAGATCAACGCACATTGCTTTATAGCCCTGCGCAACGAATTCTCGGGCTAATACTCCCGACTTCTCATACAGTCCTAAATAATACATTAGCTTTTGTCCTTTCCTGATTAATACAATAGAACGCATGGTATCCCATGCGCTCCTTTGTATCAACCTGCAAAGTGGTGCAAGTGTCGCACTGCCGCCTTGCGCTCTACATAGAGCGAGCGTTTACCGCAGTGTATTCCGGTCATGGTTGGGCCTGTAGATATTCCCCAACGGGACTTAACAGCCCGAACGCGATACAGTC